CTGCGAGCCCTATCCTGCGGAGTCTCTCCCCTTCAGACTGGGCTCCCGGCCTTGGTTGTCCCGGTGGCACCACCGGCCCTCCCTGCGGGGTGGGCGCGGGCGGCGGAACGCCAGCCATCGGCGCTGGCATGATCTGCGGCGGGGGCAAGGGCGGAGGCGGGCCCATCCCGGGCGGCGGGCCTCCGGGCCCAGGCGGGCCGCCGGGTCCTGGTGGCGGGCCTCCGGGCGGGCCTCCGGGCCCTGGTGGGCCTCCCGGGCCCATCATGGCCTCTGACATCTGTTTCGCCTTGGCGAACATCGTAGCGAGGAGCTCGCCGAAGTAGAACTGCGCGAGGTCTTCCCGGCCCTGCTTCATCGACGCCTGGTAGAGCGACCACAGCCCTGCCTCGGGCAGGGTGCGTTCTGCGATCTGCTCCTTCACGGCGTCTTCGACCTGGTCTGCATCCTGTATGCCCAGAATATTGTCTCGTATCCACAGGTCGGGCAGAAGCGGCGTAGGCCCTTCGCGGGCGATCTGCGCCATGCCGTAGCGGGACATATCGTCCTCGGGCAGTCGGGGGACGACTTTTATCTCAGGATCTCCCCCGTCGCGTATCCGTTCGGGGGTGATCTCCTCTGAGAAGTACATCCTGTAGTTATCTTGCCCCGAGAGCTCCATCGACTTGAAGGACCCGGTCTGGTACTGGACGCAGAGCAAGTTTGCGATCTGCACATACGCACGCTCCATCGCCTGGACCCTGGGCACCAGCATGGTCTCCACGCCCTGTCTCAGGGTATTGATGGCGAAGCCTGAGAGCTGGAACGGTATCTCGCCGTAGACCGTGTGTGGAAGCGACCCTCTCTGCATCTCTCCCGAGACGAGCCCCATGAAAGCGCCGGACTCTCTGGCCATCTCGAGCAGCCCGAGGGGCTGTACGTCTTCGCCTTGTCCGAGGGATATCTCCGTGCCTTCATGGTAGGGATCTTCGTCCAGGGTCTTGGTGCCGTCGCGGGAGGTCACTTTGAGCCCTTGCTTGCGGGACCGGGCCGTAAGCTCGAGCATGACGCTCATCATGAAGTTATGGTTCTCGTAGAGGTTGCGGGTAGACTTGAATACTGACTCCCCGAAGTCCTCCAGGGTATCCTCGATCGAGGACCACTCCATGGACTGGATCAGGGGGGAGGCCCCTACGGGTCCCAGGAACACGGGCACCCCTTCTGCGCCGTGGGGAGTCTTGCGTTTGATGAACCGCCCGGGAACCACGACGATATTGTCTTCGGCGTCGTAGTAGTCATAGACGCTGATACCGTCCCCGTTGCCTCTCAGGTCGCCGAGGCGCACGTTGTATTGCGCCTCTATCTCGCCCTGGGTCTTATTGACCTTATAGCAGGCCCACGCGAGGCCGTCGCTCCCGACGCCCCAGTAGGTGTGCATCGGGTCCCACGGGGTGACATCGATCGTGGTGTCGCCGTTGGGGTTTTTCACCAGCATGGCGCGGCCCGCGTACCATCCTCTGAGCGCGATATACCAGGAGAGCTGGTCTTTGATCGGGGGGGCGAGTCTACGGGAGAGCCGCTCGTTCGCTGCCCGCAGGGCACCTATGATGAAGCGTTCCTTGTCGTTATTGATCTCGCGGGTATTCCGCGGGTTGCCATTAGGCGGTATACGGACGACGAGATCTGCCCCGGTCATCCAGGCTATGACCTTGTCCGCGTAGGTCTGTGGCTCGTTCGAGGTATAGGACTTATAGCCGTCCCCTGCGTCATAGGGGGTCAGCTTATAGAGCTGGTGGTCCGAGTCCATGCGAGTGCGAAGGGTATGGGTGGACTCGCTATGGTCTTCCACCTTGTCGATTATGTCTTCGGGTTTTAGTCTTGCCATATCAGATCACCGTCTAGGCCGCCCACCGTTTGACCTTGATGAAATCTTTGTTCTGGACGTACCCATAGCCAAAGCGGCTAACGAGGCCATATATCATGGCTTTTATGGCATGGTTGTTCTTGTCCTCGGGGGTATTGCCCACTATATTCCCTTCGCGATCGGTCTTCCACCGGTAGGCGCGGGTCTGCCCGTCGAACGGGCTGGGAACCACGCCGAACTCCGACAGTATCCCGTCACATTTCGGCGAAAACACCACCTTGGACTTGTTCGTGATGGGATCTGGCTTGAGGAACCCTTTAAGTCGCTCCGTGCCTTCGTTGATGCGGATTTTCTGAGCGTCGAGGTAGATGCCTGTGCGTTCCATCCACATCTCTGCGGGCGCGGACATAGCCTGGTGTTGGTATCCTGCGATATCGATAGTGCCGGAGTGGACATCTTTCCACCAGGGCTTGGAGGTCACTATATCTATGATGGCGTCGGTTGTGAGTCCTTGCTCGTAGACCTCATCGAAGGCACAGATCTGGCCATTTATATCTTGCACGGCCATAACGGCATAGGCACCGGCGTATCCCGGGTCCATCCAGAGGTAGACTGGTTCTCCCGGCACCCATTCGGCGACTTCATCGAGATGGATATCTGCCCGGAACTCTCCAAACACGAGGCCTGCGGGCGGGCAGGGTATGCCCTGGATGCGTTCCATGAAGAACTCATCGGAGGCTTGGGCCCTCAGCTTCTGGATTTCGGGGTCATCGATACCTTCGGGATACAGGAAGGTATTGGAATAGCTTGGGAGGGAGAAGCTCTGCTCGTCTTCGGAGGCACGTTGCCACGACGCGAAGAGTTGGGGATACCAGCCGAGGGAGCCCTCGAACGTCCCTGAGAGGAAGAGCCACCCTCTTTTAGGGGCCACTCTTCCCCGAAGCCTATAGAAGGTATCGAGATCTAGCTGTGATGCCTCGCATCCGAGGATACCGTCGGGGGCTCTCATGGCGAGGGTCCTGGGGTCTTTGGCGCTTTTCGTCTCTATGCGGGTCCCGTCCGCGAGGATAATGCGCCCCGGATCAACTCGTTTGGTAACTTCTGCAAGAAGTCCCAGGGATGCGAAGTCCTGGGCGAGGTAATCGAACTCTGCCCGTGTGCGTTCGTAGTCTGCCGCCACCAGCCAATAGAGCCCATGCTCTTCGGTCTCAAGGAACCTGGACATAAGGTACTTGGATGCGACCATGGACTTCCCGGCCTGCTCACCGCCTGCGACGATGGTAAACCGTTTACGGGAGTTGAGGATACTGGCCTGGAAGGGTGTTGGCAGGAAGTCTAGCTTGGAGAATATATACTCCGTGACGGCTGCGGGGTTGGGCCTTTCAGCCGTCGCGCTGGTTGTCATTGGCCTTACGCGCTAGAATTTTCTGCGCCTCAGCTACAGCCTGCTCTCTTTCGGTATCTTGCTCGGACGCATCATCGGACCGTGAATCCCTCGCGGCCTTCTTATTTGCCTTGACGAACCTCTTCCACTCGGCCATGACATCCTTGGCTGCGTTGTCCGCGTAATGGGCGTCTCTCCGATACTTCTCTGGCCAGTGGGCGTTGAGGAGGGTTATAAGCAGGACCGGGTTATCGTTGGGTTTCTGGTTCTTGACCCGATCGACCGCAATATCTTGGAGATACTCCCTGAAGAGCTCCGTCGCCTCCGTATACCTAGCCTTGAACCCGTGGGTATCCTTCCTGGCCCACGCATCGATGGTCGATCGCGGGATATTGATAGCCTCCGCGGCGGACCTGACCGTCCCCGAAACGGCAAAGGCGGCCAAAAATGCGTCCTGGTTGATCTTGGTGATCGCGGCCTGCTGGGGGGTAGCTCCCTTAGCCGTGTCAGACCCCATGTCCCCTTCTCCTGCCGACCCTATTCGCAACGACCCCTCCGACCCTCCGCGCAATATCGAGCCTCCTCGCGATCATCCCGACCCTCTGCCTGGTGATCCCATACTCGTTGGCGATCTCCTGATAGGTCCGATCGGGATGCAGGATAATAGCCCTCGCTATATCCTTAGAACGCCTCTCGATCCTTCCTATCCCGTGCGTGGTGACCAGCGCGTTGTAATCCATGGCCCAAACGTACCGCAATCTCCCTAAATAGTCAATTCTCGTACCGCTAAATCAGTCTTTGGACCAGTCCCAATCCTCCGGTTTATCCCCAAGGCCCTTATCCCAGCACCTGATACAAAACCCATTTGCCAGTTCCGTATCGACCTGCCGGCATATCCGATAGTTGCGACACGCCCCAAAAGACTCATTAGGATTTCTGTCACCCTCCGGTCCACCTCGAGGCGGGCTCATGGCCATGAATACTAACATACCCCTTTCTTACGTTTCCGTTCCGCCGTTCTCACGCCTACCCAGAACAGCAGAATGGAAACGCACGGGCGGATTATGCGGATTATGCGAACCAGGACCCCTCTCTATCGGAAAGGGGTTTTGAGGTTTTGATGGTTTTGACTCTAGGTATTCAAGGGGTTTTGAGGATTTTGAGGGTTTTGAGCCTAGGTATTCTTAGGTATTTTGCCGTCGAACCCGTCGAACCCTACCCATGCACCCCTGAAGACAGGCTCGGGGAAGAGAGGAGACCCCTACCTATACACCTTTATTGAAAACAACCTGGGAAAAGAATACAGCCCTATAACAAGCCATGCAGAGCTCGAGGACAGTTTCCCTTCCGCTTTTCCCAGGACTATGCAGGAAGAGGGAATAGAAATGATTGGTCGCGTCGAAGGACAGGCCGCAATGCCTCTATGTGTGTGTGTAATACCCCCCGGAAACCTATCGAACCGTTCGAACCCTACCCCTGCACGCCTGTATAGACTGCTCTAGCGGTTCTAATACGGTTCTAAAGAAAGAAAGAAAGAAAAAAAAGGGGGGAAAAAAAGAAAGAAAGTAAGAACGCGCACGCGCTATACGCGTTACTAGTATATAACTAGCGCGCGCGCCCCCGCGCGAGAGGGTCGTCACACCCTCTGGGGCCTAGGGGCCCCTCGGGCGTAACTCCCAAATCCCTGAAATAAGCCCATAAAAGATAGAAATATTAGCCGCGCTAGCTACGAAATACCCGCCTACGAATCCCGTTAAATTACATGTAATTACATCGACTTACACTGTAATCACATGTAACGCACCGTAATTAGTCCTGCTCACTCCAGGACTGAGTATAGGGCTATTACGATACTCGTGAGGCCAGAGGCGCTTTAGCACTAAATTTCTGGCACGGGTATCTATATACCTAGTAAGGAGACTCTAAGCCGTGCCCCCTCGCGCGCTGTTTAGGGTTCCCGTACCTTATACCGCGCGGAGCCCTGGCACCCGCAGCCCGCAGCCCGCAGCCCGCAGCCCGCAGCCCGCATGACGCGTGCTCCGTCTGGCGTGGCGCGCGTCTGGCGCGGTGTCTTTTGCTGGCGAGGACGCGCCGGTGAATCTCCCAGCCCCACTCCGAGCACCTGCCGCGTCTCCTCACTCCCGTCATGGCGCGCGCCATGTCTCCCAGGACGCCGGAATCAGATACCCAAATAGGTATTGACAAGCGGCCCGCATTGCTGTATCGTAGCTATGCGATGGCAGTTTCAACGAACAACGGCAAGCTTTACAGGCGGCCGGACAAGAGGGCGCGTGACAAGTGGCGTATAGCGGGTGGCCCTGCTATTGCTACCACCCACGCGTCCACTGTTAAGGTCGAACGTAAAGAGGCTGCTCGCCTTGGAATTGCCAAAGCGCAACGCCAGATTCAATCTGGCAATCGGAAGAACATGAAGCTGGATTGCAAGGTGAAGCCTATACGTTAACCAGTCACCACATAAATGTCAGCCTCCAGACGTTAACAGGTTAGGTTTAGCTTGTAGCTAGTGCGTGGCGCGTGTCTTGTCCCTATTTAGGGACAAGGGGGACATCATGGACACCACAATGAAACGTCCAGTAACCATAGACGCGCAGCACGCTATCACGGCATGGGTAGAAGCTTTCACAGACTTGTACCTTGCGATTAACGAGTTAGGTTTGGGTGAGGAGTGGAAACAAACTCCCATATACGGGAGTGTTACCAGTCAAGCGGAAAAGGTTTTCGCATCGTTGACGCGCAAGGGAACGGTCATCAACAATTCGCGCGAAGTGGTTTTCAATCCGGGCGCGCCAGAATGGAAACGCGCCTTGAAGTCAGACCAAGATAGCCTACTCCTTGCGTACGCTATCGCATGTCTAATTGAAGTATCCCACGTTGGAAACGATAAGAAAACGCGCGACAAACAGGAAAAGAAGTGGACAGGCGAATTCCAAACAGTCTTAAAACGTAACGGCCTTGTTGTTAAGACGCGCAACCTTAAGGTGGAAGCAAGCGAGAAGCTAGCCAAACGGGTGCCAGAATTCGCAAAGCAATTGGCAATATTGCGCGATGCTATCAGCGTTGAAACGCCAGAACGTAAGGCGTCCGACTCTGATAAGCAACGCGTACGCGTTTACTGTCAAGGCGATTGTGATCTATTCCAGAATGTCACAATGACGCGCAAGAACTTTACCGCGTGGCAAAGCAACGAACGCGGGAAATGTCCAGACCATAACGTCAAAATATCCTTGAAAGTAGTCAAGAACTAACACAATCAGACGCGCGCCACGCATTGGCTACAAGCTAAGAACGCCGGACGCATGAGCTGCGGCCCAGGCCCTGGGCCCAGGTACGGGGAAAACCACGGGGAGCTCCGTGCCCAAGCTTGTCCCGATTTCGGGACAAATAGGGCGAAGCCACATATGGGAAATACCGCAACCAGGCTTGTCCCGATTTCGGGACAAAAGTTCTGCGATCGATCACGGGGAATACCGTTACATAGCTTGTCCCGAAATCGGGACAAGACTAGAGAGGGGGTGATGCCTATACCAATGCGTCGCGATCGAGGCGTTAGTAAGTCTGTCCCGATTTCGGGACAAGAGAGGATCGAGATGAAGTCTAAGAAACGTACGCAGCTTTCCAGGGGCGAACTCCTGGAGAGATATAGAGCAAGCGAACTACGCAGAGAAGTGATCGGGATTATTCACGCCGTACTTGAGGAGGTGAGGACGTGAGCTATCGAGAGGCACTACACGAAATCCGGGAACTCGAGACCGCAGGGTATTACGAGGGCGAGGCAGGGCGGAGAGAAATGCAGGCCGTGACGAGAGAGTGCCGCGAACGGCGGGACATCGGCGAGGTCCTGCGAAAACTGGCGAGAAGCTACTAGCCGAAGGAGGCTTGATATGACGATCAAGGACAGGAAGCCAGATACGGATTACCGCTATCGTATCGTGTCAGGACACGACGGGCACCGCCTCACCTGGCACTCGCTGGAGTGCAACATCGGGCGCAGCGCGAAGTGGTCAAAACGTACGGACTACACGCCGGAATCCCGCAGGGACGCGATAGAGGCCAAACGCGGCCGGAGGCCGTATTACACGGATCATATGGCCCGGTGCTGCCTGGACAAACAGGCCGGCGCAGCCAATGCCAGCCCGTCGTTTACGACAAGGCAAGCGGACAAGCTATTGCGCGAAGCGCATACAGCGGGCTTGCTAGCCGGCAACGACGCCAACCCCACGCCTATGGTGGTAGGCACGCCCACAACCCCGCTGGGGAACGATATCGACCCCGAAAAGACAACGTACTACGTGAGCGAGGGCGCATGCGGCTTCGCCTGGGTCGTAATCAGACCGGGCAACAGCTCGCTGGCAAGACAGGCCAAGAAGCTAGGCATCGGAAGCACCCACTATGGTGGCGGCACAAGCATATGGATAAGCGAACACGGCCAATCGGTCGAACGTAAAGCTAAACATGCCGCCGCGTACGCAAAAGTCCTACGGGATCGCGGCGTCAACGCTAGTTCTGAATCGCGGATGGACTAAATGGACAGAGAAAGAGGTGAACACGTGAGCGTCACAATGTGCGATCTACGCCAGGCCCTGAAGAGGCTGATGATAGCCACCGGCCACCGTAAGGATTACTCCCTGGAGGAGTGGGAGGACGAGGATCGATACAGGTTGGTTCGTGACCACGGGAGTAGGTGGGTCAGCCAAGGCGGCAGGCTAACTAAAGAGCAACTCTACGAGTGGATAGACGCATACACCGAGGGCGTCTACGCGGGGCTTTGGGTTTGCCGAGAGGAGGTGATAGATGGATCCCGATAACTTAACGACCAGGAACCGCGAGCATGCGTTCGCCGATGCGATCGCGACAGGCGTCCTCACCAGGGAGACCGCCCCCATGTACATGTATATGTACACGGATCGCTACCGGGGCGATGCGTTCAAGCACGTAGATACCAGGCGGTACGTCTACAACAACGCTATCAGATATAGGCTGGACTACAAGAGGGAGGTGAACTGATGCAGACCCGAGGTCAGCGAGACAAGCTTAGATTTAGCATCGCCAACGCAAAGCTTAAACGCCTCAAGAAGCGGATGGGAGTAAAGCGGATGTACTCTATCTCGCTTCCGAGTGGCTGGACCTGCCCGGGCGCGACGCTATGCCTGTCCAAGGCGGATCGCATAACCGGCAAGATAACAGATGGGCCGGACACCATATTCCGGTGCTTTTCCGCCACCTTGGAAGCGATGTCGCCCCAGCTACGTGCGATGGCTTGGCATAACTTCGATCTGATCAAGGCCGCAAAAACCCGTGAAGCTATCGCCGCCTTGATCCTCGACTCACTCCCGGTCGATGCTGAGGTATGCCGAATCGACGTAGGCGGCGATATGTACTCACTTGCATACATGGCTTCCTGGATAGATGTAGCCAACGCCCGGCCCAACGTCATATTCTACGCCTACACTAAGTCTATCCACCACTGGCAGCGACTCGGAGAACTCCCGCCCAACTTAGAATTCACGGCCTCTAAGGGCGGCCTCTTTGACCACTTAATCGCCCAACGTAAATCCGCGACGGTAGTATTCCACCCTGATGAGGCGGCCCAGCTCGGCCTTGAGATTGACCACGATGACTCGCACGCCGCCACTGGCAAGGAAAGCTTCGCCCTACTCATACATGGCACGCAGCCAAAGGGCACCGCCGCCGCCGCCGCCATTAAGAGATTGAAAGCCGAAGAGATCGAATATAGCTACGCATAAAAGCACGCCCCCAGCGCAGGCAGGGAGGAGGTGATCGCTGGCCTGCACAACACTGAGGACGCACGGTAATTATACCCGATAGAGGAGGCGAGATGACACACACCCCAGGACCGTGGGTAATCGACCACCAGCGGATAGGGCCGCCCGGAGAACCCGTGGCGCTACTTTGCGACACGAACGCGCCGATGACCGGCACCGTGGTTGACTGGCCCAGAGGCAACGACATCGATACTGCCATTGACGATACCGAAAATGAGGCCAACGCATGGCTGATCGCCAGTGGGCCCGATCTCCTCGCAGCCCTGAAACAGTGGATTAGCATGGCTCTCAACTCCGGGCTGGAGGGCTGCGACGAGATCATCGAGACCGCCTCTCTAGCCATAGCCAAGGCCACCACCGGCCAGCGGGAGGAGCTATGAGCGGAGTCAACTATCCTGGAGTCGATTGGGAGATCAGACCTGATCAGGCAGCTACGGTATGGAGCGACGAGGTGCTACACGAGATTTGGTGGGATACCCAGGATGCCGGTAATCCCGGCTACGCCTACCGGACCAGCGGCGACCTGATAAACGAGTCTGGACCACTGGAGGCAACTAGTCTGGCAGAGGCGATCACCGAGTACGAGGAGCTAGTCGTAGCCAAGGCCGAGGAGGTGACGCGATGAAGTGGACCGTCCACCTCGCAGTGCCTACCGCCGTCCTCGATCAGGATCACAACCTTGTGGTCCAAGCTCGGACCCCTGGTGAGGCACGCCTGATCGCCAGTGCGTCCGATCTATTGTCCGCGTTGACGGCGCTGGTAGAGTCCATCGAGAACGTAAACTTTGGCGTCCATGATGACGATGGGCGAACCTACGACGCAATACCGTGGGCGCAAGCCGAAGCCGCAATCGCCAGGGCCACGGGCCAGGGTGAACTCGATGAAATTTGACCAGAACGGCAACCCCATACATCGGGATGTCCGACAAAATCCCACTGATGGTCTCTGGTACACAAACGTATGGACCGGGCTCCAATACGTCACCAACGTGAGCCGATACGGCTACCGCACACGGGCCGAGGCACGGGACGGGGATATCTCTGACTTCGACGCGGCTTCCTATCACGAACCCAAGGCCACGGGCCAGGAGGAGGTGAGATGACACAGACAGGAAGAGAGCCGATCATCACAGCCGACAGGCCGTGTTGGGAATTCATCGAACCCGTGACCGGTAGGCTGATCACATACACATTGGGATACATAACCAATGACCTAATCCCGTGCATGGCAATGTTCGCCGGCGAGGATAATACTCCGATCCTGGTGCCGGTGGATATCATGGTTCACGCCATCGAGATCGCAGCAGCAAAAGAACGCGCCGAGGAGGAGCTATGACACACACTTGCACAACCAACTCAGAGTCAGAGTCTAATCCTATCTCGCGTTGTTGCGGGATAGAAGCTGATGACAACACGCCTCTCACCGTCTGCCCTCGCTGCGGCAAGCTGGCCGCCTGGGAATGTGGCGACTGTGGAATCACAGAGTGGGCGCACTCGGACCTGTATACCATCGACCTTGCTCACGATATGGGTGAGCGGGACCTCACAAGCCCCTTTGATTGGAGGAAATAATGTGGCTGCACGTACCGTCAACGTCCTCAGCATCTGTTCGGGCATCGGAGGACTGGACCTCGGATTGCGAAGTGTCCTCCCTACTAGAACGGTGTGCATGGTGGAACGGGAAATCGGCGTCGCCTCGATCCTTGCGGCGCGCATGGCAGACGGCTCCATCGATCCGTGCCCTATCTGGTCTGACATTACGTCCTTCAACCCTCAACCGTGGCGTGGCCGAGTGGATCTCATCGCTGGCTCCCCGCCCTGCCAGCCCTGGTCAACCGCTGGCCAACAACGAGGAGCTGATGACGAACGCAACCTGTGGCCCGCAGTCGCACGGATCGCAGAAGGCCTCGGGTATCCAGCTCTCTTTATGGAAAACGTCGCCAGTCGAAAGATGCTCTCCCACTACTACCACACCATCCGGCCCCAGCTTCTCGGCGTGGGCTACAGCACTCAGGAAGGACTCTTTACTGCGGCAGAAACAGGCGCTCCGCATAAGAGGCAACGACTCTTCTTCCTGGCCTACCGCAACGAGGCTATGGGG